AACTACAACAACGCGGACGGCAGCCAGCAGCAGGCGCATTTCCTGCGGCGCCAGGACGGCAGCGTGGCGGTGTCCGTCTTCGCTGCCGCTGGCTCCGGCGCGCAGCAGTTCCTCGCTCTGTGGGACGCGGCCGGAAACATCATCGTCGGCGACGACGCGTCCTCGGGAGCGGGGCTGGCCCGGCCGTACATCCCGCTGCCGATGGGTCCGGCCTACGACAGCGGATGGGACTACTGGCCTCGCACATCCGCCGCCACCATGGCTGAGCTGTGGGGCGGTCAGTTCTACCGACAGCACCCGCGGATCGTGGTCGTCGTCCGCGCCAGCATGGACACCTCCGGCGCGACCGGACAGGTCCAGCTCACCATCAACGGGCAGGCGATCGGCAGCGCACAGAGCGTCGGCTTCACCGTCGCCTACTTCACGTTCGGCCCGGTGGACGTCTCCGCCTACGGCTACATGCAGCAGCTCGCGGTCGCGGTCACCGGCCGCAAGACGGCGGGCACCGGCACGCTGCGGGCCTCGGTCTACTCCGCCTACTCCCTCCAGAGCTGAGGTCCCATGAGCACGCCACCCGACCGGCCGCCGGTCGAGCCCCTGCCCGACGAGCCGCTGATGCCCGTGCCGGAGGGCGTGACGCTGCCGGCGTCCGACACCGCCGCGGTGCCGGCGCCGATCGACGAGTCCGACGCCACCTGACGAAAGGGCTGCGCATGACCGACACCGCTCCTCTGTGGGCTCCGCTGGAGTTGCTGCCCGGGCCGCGCTGGATCGCGCATCGCGGCGGCAGCAGCTTGTGGCCAGAGAACACGATCGAGGCGTTCCGCGGCGCCGCTGAGCTCAACGCTGACGCGGCCGAGCTCGACGTCTACCGGCTGCCCGACGGCGGCCTGATGGTGATGCACGACGGGACCGCCGACCGCACGTCCACGCTGTCCGGCATCCAGTCCACCGCGCTGAGCACCCCGGCTGTCCTGCGCGGCCGGATCGATGCCGGCGCCTGGTTTGCCAACTCCTGGCCCAGCGACCTGCGAATCCCGACCTTCGCCGACGTGTGCGCGGAGATCGGCGGCCGGATCCCGCTGATCGTCCACTGCAACAACGCCGGGTCCGGCGTCCCGGCGGTCGCCGAGATCCTGCGCCAGGGCCTCGCCGCCAGCGTGCTGGTGATGGCGTGGGTGGACGCCGAGCTGGTCGCCGCCCGCGCAGCCGGCCTGCCCACGTGCCTGCTCGCCCCGACGGGCATCCCGCCGGAGACCTACGGCGAGCTGCTCGCGTCCGGCACGGCGTATCTCGGTGTCGACTACGCCCAGGCCGATGGCGACGCGATCCGGGCCGCGGCCGCCGAGGGGCTGCGCGTCCTGGCGTACACGGTGAACTCGAGGTCGCACTACGCCGGGCTGCCGTCCGACGGCTCGGTCTGGGCGGTCATCTCGGACGACCCCTGGTATGTCCGCGGCACCGCCCCGATGCGCAGCAAGGATCTGTTCTCCGCCGGGACGTTCTTTCACGGCATGGCGGCCCCGCCCGACCTGGTCGACTACCGCGGCGATTTCACAGCCGGTCCCCCGTGCTGGTGGGGGCTGGACGCCTCCGGCGTGACCCGGCCGGAGATCGCCGCGAACGGCGGCTACGGCTCGGTGCGCCACGGGTACTTGGGCCCGCTCGCCGACGCCTTCACCCTGCAAGCGGACTGCGTGATGGACGGCGCCGACTACGCCGGCGCCTCGCTCGCCGTGGTGCTGACGACCAACGACGTGCCGTACGACGACAACCCCGCGGGCGCCTCCCCGACGGCGAACGGCTACTCGATCCTGCTGCGATCCTCCGGCGTCATCGACTGCTACCGGATCACCAACGGCGTGCCCGCAGGCATCGGCTCCGCTGCCACCGCGCCGCTCACGATGGGCGCCGTCCAGCACCTGAAGGTCCAGATCACCGCGACGCAGGTGATCGTGACACGCACGAACATCAGCGGTCTCAACAGCCTGGTGGTGACCGACGCGACGTTCCGCGGCGGGATGTACCCGCACCTCGCCGTCCGCGACACCAAGAGCCGATGGGCCAACCTCACCGTCTCCTGACCCCGACCGATTCCCGCCCCGGAACCGTGAGGTCCGGGGCTTCTGCATGCCCAGGAGGGCAATGGCCTTCAGCTACGCCGTGGACGTGTCCAACAACCAGGCGACGCACCAGCCCTGGGCGACCTTCGGCGTCCACATGGGCATCGCCAAGGCCAGCGAGGGGCAGCACAGCCACGACGCCTGGTTCGCCCGCCACATCGCCGACATCAAAGGCGCCGGCCTCATACCTGCCGGTTATCACTTCGCCTGGCCCAACCAGAGCGCCGCAGCGGAGGCGGCGAACTACATCTCGGCTGTCCGCTCCGCGGCCACGGGCTCGCTGTTCGTGCACATCCTCGACCTCGAGGCGTACCCGAACGGCGCGAAGAACTACGTCGGGGTGAACGCTGCCGAGATCCGCGCCTACGCGGCTGCCTGGGTCGCCGCGGTGCGCAAGGCGTTCCCAGGCCAGCGCATCGGGATCTACACCAGCGGCACCGACATCGCGGCCGGTCACTTGCCGGGAACCGAGGACTTCCTCTGGTACCCGGCGTACCCGGTCCAGGGCCGCAGCTTCGCCCAGGCTGCCGCCGCGCTCCGGCCGGCACCCAGCGGTCGCACGGTCTGGGGCTGGCAATTCACCAGCGTCCCCCGTGACCAGACCGTCATCTACCTGTCCCCGGCCGCGCTCCGTGCGTGGGCGGCCGGTACCGCCGAGACCGTCCAGGAGGAAGACGTGGAACTGACCGATGCGCAGATCGACAAGATCGCCACCGCGGTCCGCAACAAGATCATGAACGAGGCGACAGACGATCCGTCCATCGCCGACGACAAGGCCAAACCCACAGCGGACGACAAAGCGTTCAAGGCGATCGTCTGGGGCATCGGCCGCGACGCCGCGCACGCGGACGCGAAGGCGGACACGATCCTCACCGCTCTCGCCAAGCTGGCCGGCGCACTGGGCGCCGACCCTGCCGCGTTCTCCGCCGCCGTCGCCGCCGACCTCGCCAAGCGGCTCCAGAGCTGACCTCTGCACGCCACCAGATCACCCACCATCGAGAGGAACCCATCATGAGCGAGATCGGACTTCCGCCCGTCGCCACCATCGAGAAGCAGGCCGCGGCCTACGGCAAGGATCTGCTCGAGCGCGTGCTGTCCAGCGCGCTCGGCGGCTTCGTCGCGGGCCTGGTCGTCACCGAGCCCCTCAACGGCAGCATGTGGTACACCGCCGCGACCGCGGGCGCCGCGGCCGGAGTGTCCGTACTGAAGGGCCTGTTCGCCCGCCTGGTCGGCGACAAGAACTCCGCGAGTCTCACCAAGAGCGCCTGACCTCCTAGGAGCTGCACGTGCCCGATGAGCCGACTCTCGGCGAGGTCGTCCGGCGCTTCGAGGATCGGTTCACCGACCTACGCGACGACATCCAGCAACTCGGCCGCCGCCTCGACGGCAAGGTTTCGCAGGACCTGTACGACCTGCGGCACGACGCTCTGTCGGCCAGGGTCAAGACGCTGGAGACGATGCGAGAGAAGGACGCCGACCGGCTCGCAGCCACCAGGCGGTGGCTGATCGGCGCGGTCATCGTGCCGCTCGTCGGGATACTCCTGCCGATCATCATTCTGCTGTTGAGGGGGTCCGGATGACCCGGAGCGAGATACGGGCCGAAGATCGTCGCTGGCGTCGCGGCGATCTGGCGGTCGTGGTCCTGGCCCTGGCGGTGGGGGCTGCTCTGGCGTGGATTGTCCTGACCGTACAGTCGCTGGGCCACGACCTGCAGACGTCGAACGCTGCCCGGGATGCATTGGCTCAGCAGGTGCAGGGTCTCGGTGCGTCGCCGGTCGCTGGCCCTCCGGGCAGCCGCGGCGAGCCCGGACCCGCCAGCACGGGTCCCCCCGGGCCCCAGGGTCCCGCCGGCCTGCCGGGTCCGTCCGGATCTCCCGGACCGAGCGGACCGCCTGGGAAGCCAGGTGCGACCGGCCCGACCGGTACGCAGGGCCCGACCGGCACGGACGGCGCAGGGGGAACGCCTGGCACGGACGGCGCCCAAGGCGCATCGGGGCCGGCCGGTCCAGCGGGACCGCAGGGCGATGCTGGCCCGGCAGGACCGGCAGGACCGCAGGGGCCCGCCGGACCCGCCGGACCCGCCGGACCCGCCGGACCCGCATGCCCCGACGGCTACTCGCAGCAGCCCGCCCTCGACGACCCGGACGCCCTGGTATGCCGCAAGGACGGTGCACCGGGCCCCACTTCGACCCCCACGCCCCCGGCGGCCCTACTCGACCGCCGCCGCACCTGACACTGCGCCCCCGCTCTCCTTCGGGAGAGTGGGGGCGCTTTCGTCATGTCTGAGGTCAGAGGTCGACGGCAAATTCCACCACGGTGGCATCGCCCCTGCGGACGATCGGGTGCGCGACCTCGACGACGCGGTCACCGGCGAGGTGCCGCCGGGTGAAGCGGATGACCGGCACGCCCGCGCCGATGCGCAGCGTCTCGACCTCG